TGTCTGCAAAATGAACTTTTATTTTTTCTGTATATTGACTACTACCAGTTCCTTTAGTGTGGCCAGGATAATCAACAGTTGTATCAAATGAAGTCTGACTAAATTGATAGTCTGCATTAACTTCTGAATGTTGGCCAGATAAAATTTTGTTTATAGCATCTACTGCTTCAGTTATATCATCATATATATTTCTAGCCATGGTATAAACACTAGGATTCTCCGTACTACCTAAACTTACTGCGTACCCATGACCAACTTTATTAGCTACTATTACAAAAGGAATCTCTACTGGAGGGCAACTTCCATCAGCACAGTTTTCAGGATCAATACTTAACAAAGTATTAATAATAGAAGCCTCAAAATCATATAAAAGATTGTATCCATCTACTTCGTTAGAAGCAGTACCTTCATGATAGTGTGGGTGTAACCCTGGAATACCTTCTAATGCATCTGTAGCATTTACACTGCTATTAGTATTTGCATTACCCTGTGGAACTATTGCCATTTTTAAAAAGTATTTATAATATTTGTAATATTATTTTTTGTTTCCTCAAACAATTGATTAGCATTTAATTTATCTTGATCATAGCTCACTGCTAAAGATCTATTAACTGCAAGAGTTTTAGAAGCATCTTCTTCAGTACATGCTATAACTTCATCAAAATTGTAAAGTTCTGTACCTGTGTATAAAATTCTCTTAAGAACTCCTTGAGTAGTGTGAGAAGTTACAGTGTCATAATAATTTAAATCTATGTTTGCATTCATTCTAAGAATCTGCTGATCAGAAAAATTGTTTGTAGCATATATAGAATTTCCAACTATGTTACTGTTATACATATAGTTACTCAGAACATCAATCTCACTACCAGAACATAGTTCATCATCTGCTTGGGTATTTGTAATATAAATGCCTCCAGAACGTGCAGTATCATCTGAACAATCAGAAAATGCTGCCGCTCCTGAATTAAATCTTTCGTAGAAACAAAGATTGTTAGCATAGCAAATTCCTGCCCGGGGGGTAGGTTGACTTGCAAAATAACCAGTTGTAAAAACTTTTTCTGCATCTGTAGGGTAAACATTCAGTGTATTAGCTAATCCAAATAAATGCCCCAGTCCTTTTATAAGTGTAACTGCTTGATTACTGTCATTAGTAGAATAGTAACCTCCGTAGTAATTTAAAGAGTCTATACTGGAAGAGGCTACTACTGCAGTTAGTTTGGATGCAATCTGATTATTTATATAATGAGTTCCAGTTACTACGTCTGGGTTATGAGTATCTTCTTCTACAGTCGTATATCTATATCCATACCCAGGAGTTTCTGCATCTATATAAGGGCGCCCCAGAGCCCAGAAAGGTAATGTAATATTAAAGTTTACATCAGCGCCACCACCTAATTTTATACTATCATATAAAAAAGGATTAGATGCTATTAAGGCAGGAGTATATTGAACATCTAAAAGACTACTTGAAAATCCATTTATTAGAAAAATATTTATAACTCTATCAGAGTTCCAGGAAAATTCAGAATAGATACTATCTAAAGAAACGCCTTCTTGAATAGCAGTATTTTGATCATCATCAATCTCATACCTATCAGATACTGCAACCCCATTCTCTGTATACCTATGTATATCATTTGCAGAAGGAGTTGATGTAGTTGTATTTACTCTTTGGGTTTGTAGATTTAAAGCATTTATAATATTAAGTCCCGGGTAGTCTAAAGCATTACCATCTTCGTCATTAGCAACTGCCTTAAACTGTATGCCGCTATTTCTAAATCCATGATTAACATCTTTTAATATTTCCGATACATTAAAATCAATAATATCTCCACCTGAAGGAGTTAATAATTTTGGAGTGTCAATGATAGCATGAAATACAACAGGAAATGTTTTTATTTCGTTTGTGTGCGTACCTCCTTGATTTATAATATCAGCCATATTAAATTGAATAGTATCTTCATAACTACTCAAATCAATAGAATCTTTATGTTTTGCAAAATTAAACAACCAAAGATCTATAAGACCTTTTGGAGTAATCTCAGGATTTAAACTGCTCTTTACTCCCATTACTTAATCTTTTTTAAAGCCTCTAATAAACTCTTAGCCAATAAAGCTTTTTCTATATCAGAGTCGTCACAATCTTCACAATTTAAATTAACTCTACCCATTAAACTGTTAACAGCTTTTTCTGAATTACAAATGCTTCTAAAATCAAATATAAATACTTGATTGTAAGTGCCAGTTGCATCAGTCATAACAACCTGTAATTGATACAGAGTGTCTTCTACAACCTCTTGCATAGGGTTGTATTCTTCAGGAATTGTTTCAACATTCGCTATCTCTGTAGAAATATCGTAGGAAGGTATAGAAACTTTAAATCCTCTAAAGGTGTCTTCAGCTGGATAATAAACGGTGCTAGCAAAATTAGATAAACTTATAGGAGTGTTATACTGCTTCCCATTAATAAAATGGTTTACAATCAAACTAAGATTTAAATTAAAGGTTTGTCTATTACCATTAATGTTAAATCCTCCCCATCCTCCAGGATTACTGTCTGCGTTATAAGCTCCTGTCACATCTTGGATAACAAGATTTTTACAATCGCTTGAAGTGTTTATTTTTAATTTTAAATCTAGAGCCATTGGTAGGTATTAAAAAAGGGCAGACAGTTTTCTGCCTGCCCCTTAATTATAAAATAAAAAGTATTTATTAGCTATTTGCTATATCAGAACCTGAGATTCCGTCAACATTAGCAAACAAGTCTTCAAGGTGATCCTGTAAACTATCTGCATCTCCTGGAAGAGCAAATACTAAAGTTCCTTTTACAGATCCTCCAGCTGAAATAGCGTTACTATCATTACCTGTTAAAACGTAGTCAATACTGATAACGTCATATACTTGAGAGTTAGCTGTATCAGCTTTTAACTCTGCGTAAGTCTCTACTGATGGGAAACCGTTACCAGTCCAAGTTCCAGATCCCGGAGAGTTCTTAGAAAGAGAGAACCACTCAATGTCTGAAATTGCTTTTGCAACTGAGTTACCTTTTGCAGGAGCAGTAGAAGTATCAGATACTGTGCTACCAAATCCGTCAATAGCTACATTGAAAGAAACTACAGAGTAAGGGTATAAACCTACTTTGTAGAACTGATCCAATCCAGTAATTTTCAAACCAGCGTTGTTAGCAGATCCTTCTGCTGTTGCAGCAGTAACTCGCTTAACAGCTCCAGAGCCAGTAGTTGCGCTAGTACCTTGGTAAGGCTGATCAATTACAATAGAACCGTCTGTTGCGATTACCTCAACACATTTGTAAACAGGGCTTCCTGCTCCAGTCGCTACTCTTACATAGTCACCAACAGCAACATTGTGAGTACCAGAGAATGTAACAGTAGTGCTACCTTGAGTAAATGTTCCAGTAACAGAAGCTGTATCAGACTCTGTAGTAGTACTAAAGAAACGCTCTACTTTAACTCGTGCTCTAGAAGCTCCTGAAGTAGAACCGTCTGCCAAGTATTGAACCTTACTAATTTTTTGAGCAAAGTAGTTTACAACCTCAGCTTGAACTGCAGTTGCGTCAGAAACATACTCAAAGAAGTACTGCTCTTTTTGCTCAGAGTATACTTCAGTGTCGTTAGTAAAGTTAAGTCTAATTGTGTAACGGTTAGAGTTAATTGCGTCTACTGAGTTAGAAGTGTTAACATCTGTATACCCAATATTAGAAATTTGCTGCGCTTCCGCAATGTAGTTTGTATTAGCAGCATCTGCATCTTCAATAGAAGATCCTTTTCTAATATTATCAAACTTAATGTATGGAGATGCTTTAAGAGTTCCGTCAGTATTTTTCTGAACAACTCTAAAAATGTCTCCGGTAGTCAAAGCTGTAGTAGTAGCTAGAAGACCAGTGTCCTCTAGTTCAATACCAAACTCTGACGTATCTCCTGTAGCAGCTGTTAAGTCTGCTGTAGTCTTTGATCCTGTGTTGAAAAACTTTCCAACAAATACATCAAAATTATGTCCGTAAATTGCCATTTTTTTCTTTTTTAAAAATTAATTAATTGTTTGTTATTATACGTATAAAAATGTTACAATAACTTTAACAGTTGTTGCTGCTGTTGCCAGATCAGCTCCCTGAGCTCTAAAGTTAACATGAACATCTCTTGCAGCTGCACTGTATAAATCTCCCGCTACAACAATTGCTTCAGAGGTTGCTGGACCGCCTTTTGGCCCAATACCTGCAGTTGCAAAATGATTTGCAGCATGTCCGTGAGAGTTTTCAATTACATACAAAGGAACGTTTGCTGTCCAAGTTACTGCTGCACCACCGTCGTCACACAAAGCTGTTAAAGCTAATAGTTGACCGCCAGAAGCAGCTGTACCAATTTCAATATCAAAATCGTTCCCAGAAGAACCTGCAGTTACAATGTTTCCTGCTGGAATACATATAACATCTTTAATAATTGTACCCGCTGGTTGTGATATAGCTGGTACCGCATAATCTGTATCGTCTGTTACCGCAATTGTTGCCGATGTTGCTGTGGCTGAGGATATTTTAAATGCTCCATCAGCTCCAATAGAAACACCACCCGTTAAGATATGCGCATCTGTTGTTGCGTCACCAACTGTTAAATTGCTGGCAATAGACTGAGCATTTGTATCAGATGAACTGATATAATCTCCCGCAAGATCGTTAAAATCCTGTGCTCGAACGGGAGTATTTCCGACTAAGCCTGCAACGTTTTTTGAGGGCGCTACATTGGCATTAGTTATTTTTGCTGTTCTTGCCATTTTATTTATTCTAATTCGTTAAGTTCTATTTTACTTGATTGGTATCGTGGCTGCTCTACAGTTTCTAGGGCATCCACAACAGCCATCCTTATAAGCTCTCTGTGTGTATGGTCTGGTAATACACATGTTTGTGTCTCATTATCAGCGGTCTTTACTCCTATTTGAGGAGGCTCTGATAAATATCTTAAATGATACTTATCAACTTGTTGCCCGTCCCCTGTTATAAGTTCAATGTGAGAGCCATTACTGGCTCCCCCGAAGTCAAGACGATAAACTGTGTCTTTACCAGGTTTATTAAAAGGATCATCTATAATCTTATTATACCTGTCATGAGTTATAGGTGTTACGCTAACTCTTCTAGAGGAAGCATTAACATCTGCTGTACTAATTTCAGCTTCTTCGTTTATAGAATGTCTGTAGTCATCAGGTAATGCAAAGAAAAATCCATTTGGTTTAGTGTTAGCACTATCTACTACTGTAGATATAACCTCATTTTTAACCAAAGTACGCAAATCATCTCTACGCTTCTGATCTTCTTCAAAGCTAGTACCTCGAATATTATTACCGAATGCACGCTTAGTTATAAATTTATGTTGAGCTATATTTAACAAACGATCAATCTCATCTGCTAAAAAAGAAGGAGCAGCCGACGAATCGGCTTTATCCATCAAAAATTTAAACTCATCATGCATTTCAGTTCTAGTCATACTATTTGCCTATAGACATTTTACCTTTTAAATCCAAATACACTTCCTGATTATCAGGATTTTGTAAATATTCAATAGTCTGCTCAAGTGTATACCCTACTACATCTCCTCCAGGAAGAACATATTTAGTACCATTTTTATTCATAACTCTAGACGATAAGCAATCATCGATAAAAGCTCTCATTTTAAATGTTGGATCTTCTACAGTTGTAAGGAAGTCTTGAGGATCTTCGGTAACAATTTTATCGAGCTGAGACTCAACAAAATCTACAGAAGCATCATCTCCTGCTCGTTTACCCATAACCTTAAGAACATCTCTCATTTCTGTAGTAGACATACTACTAAATACTTTGTAAGCTTTACGCTTAAGTTTAGACTTCTGGTTTTCTACTTTTGCTTCTTGCTCATCTGAGGTCATTACATATTCTGCAAACGGTGTATCAAAACGTTCCATCTCTGAATTTGCAACTCTCTGGTGAGCCTTTAAAACTAAGTATTTAACCTCATCCTCTGGATCAGTAAGACTTAAAATAACACCGTCTTTTGGAATATCTATTTTAAAAGTTGTCCAATAGTCTCTGTTGTATTTAGATAAAGTACCAGGTGCCATATGCATTTTAGTCTCTAGGCGAACTTCATCATCCTCTGATAATCCAGTATTAAGAACTCCTGTACCCTTTGCCGCTTGAACAGTTAACCGTTCAAAGCATTTAGAATAACGGATGCTCCCGTCATGATCGTCGGGGAGCCATCCGTGTTTCTTTATAGGTTTAAGAGTAATCTTATCTTGTTTAACACTTTCTATCTTCACAGGAGCAGTTTCTACTACCTCAACAGTAGTCTTTTTATTTGCTTCTTTCTTTGCCATCTTCTTTCGTGTTTATATTAATTTAATTGTTTCTTATACCGCTGAAGAGTAAATTAATTCAGCACAAGACATTGGGTTCTGAATAAGAACACCTTGTTGAGCTTGAGCGAATAATTGGTACCCATCTACAGGAGAAGAAGAACCTGCTGAGAACGACGTGTTCGGGCCTAACGGTGAAGTTGAACCGGCAACGTGCCACATTAATTCTTTACGTCCTTTAGGGTATACTCGACGAATGTTTTGCTCACCACCTGAAGTACCCATGTTAAGGATAGTATAACGGTAAGACTCAGTGTATCCACCTTTTGGATGCGGCACACGGTTACGAATCTCATCATCATACAATGGTAGGTGAACTAGAGTAAACTTAATTCCTTGAGGTCCCATGTACTCTCTGTACTGCCCTTGGAATGATAGGTTTTGTCCTGATCCACCAATTCTTTTAGAGTCAAGCGGCTGGAATCTTGCAGAGTGATTCTCAAGAGCTCTGTGGAACTGAACCATACCACGCTCTCCAGTAAACGCTACAAAGTGACGCTGATCTTCTGGAAGAAGGTTAATTGACAAGTTCAATAATACATCTTCTAGGTAGTCAATTGTAAAGTCAGTGTAGTAGAACTTGTAAGATGGAGAGATTTGCTCACGTAAACCAGCACCTTCAACGATAGCTGATCCAGAGTCACCCATCATAGAGTAAGTTCCGTTTGTTTGTTTGTTAGACTTAGAGAACCAAAGCATACGCTCTTTTTCCTTCATCCACTGACACATAAATTCGTATTCTGCATACTGAGTCCAGATCTTAGTAGACGAGTTTGATTTAGGATCCATCATCTCGATAACTAGTGGACGTTGGTGCATGTTTCCAGGAATAGTGTAAGTCTTGGATAAGAAAGACATTGCATTACGCATCTTGAATGGAGAGCTGTAGTGAGTTTCACCATAAGTTCTGTTCAAGGTTCTTTCTTGTGGAGAGTATTCTTTACTCGCCTTAGATCCAGCA